TTGGGATACAGCAAGTAATGTAATTATACCAGATAAGATTGTATCTATTTCTAATAACAGAACAGATGCATACTTCTCTTTTGCTAAGAATGGTTACATGTCAGTAACAGTAGGAGGTGGTTTACCGGCATTAACTTCTTCATATGCTGGATATGTTTTACAAGTAGCACAGGATGGTCAATCAGCACAATGGAGATCTACAGTTTACTTAACTGCATCAAATACATACGCAGAAACATCTTCATATGCAACTGGTACATTCTGGGTAGAAGGACAATTAATTGTAACAGGATCTGCAGGATTTGTAGGACCTTCTTCATTCCAAACAGGTGCTTCAGTAACTGGATCTTTATTAGTAAGTGGAACCCAAGAAGTAACTGGATCAGTAGATATTACAGGATCTTTAATATTGAATGGTGAGCCATTACATAATACTTACAGAGCAGACTTTGTAAATCAAACAGTATGGGCAGTAACACATAGTTTAAATAGTAGAAACGTATTCATTCAAGCTTATGATACTAATGATAGTTTATTCTTCCCAACAGACATTACTAAAGTAAGTAATGACATTGTAGAGGTAAACGTAGGATTCATAAAGTCAGGATATGTTTTAGTAAGATAATAGAAGATATTTATATTAATAATAGAAAAGTATGGAATTTTATAATCCAAGGATTACGGGGTCGGCAGGTATATCAGGGTCTCTAACAGTAGAGGCAGGAAATATTTACGGGTACTTAGAAGGTACTGCATCTTATGCTTTATATGCATTAGAGGGTATTACATTAAGAACAGGATCAGTATCTGCATCTGTTGATGATTCTGGATTTCACATTACAGCAAGTACAGATATCACTGGTACTTTAACTATTACAGAAAGAGTAACAGTTTCTACAAACCAACAACTTTCTTCTTCAGTTCAGGATTCATTCATTTCAGCATCTCTTTCAGGTAGTGTTGAGGGATTAGGAACTAATCTATTTAATGTACCAACTTTCTTACGTTTAACAGGTAGTATTTGGACTGGATCAATTGCACTTAGAGATGAATCTCTTACTATAACAGGTTCATATGAGGACATCTATACAGAGATAAGAAGTGGATCAGTTATCATCAAGTTGATGCCAGATGTAACAATGAGCAACAGTTTATTTGTTACAGGTTCAGGTTCAATAACTGCACAATCTTTTACTGGTAGTTTATTTGGATTAGTAACAGGTAGTTCTACAGGTAGTTTCATAGGTGTCTTTACAGGAAGTATGAGTGGATCTGCAACAGGTTCATTTACTGGTTCAGTAACAGGAACTTTTGAAGGATTTTCAACAGGAACTTTCTTTGGAGAATCTACAGGTAGTTATACTGGATCTTTATTAGGTCATTTTAGTGGAAGTGGTACTGGAAGTTTCTTTGGAGAATTCACAGGATCTCATACAGGGTTATTTACAGGTAGTTTAATTGGTCAAGCAACTGGTAGTTTTACTGGTAGTTTAATTGGTCAAGCAACTGGTAGTTTTACTGGTAGTTTGATTGGAACTGGTACAGGTTCGTTCACAGGTTCATTTGAAGGAAATTACACTGGTAGCTTCTCTGGTAGCTATACTGGCTCACTCACAGGAAGTTTAGAAGGTACTTCCTCTTGGGCAGAAACATCATCATATGCTCTTACATCATCTTATTCACTAAACGTATCACCAGCATATTCACAGACATTTACTGTAGCATCCACATTATGGGTAGTAACTCATAGTTTGGGTACGAAAGACTTGATAGTTCAAATGTATGACGGAGCAGGATATCAGTTTTTACCAGATGAAATCTACTTAGATACAACCAGCTCAGCTGTAATATCTTTTGCATTCCCGGTAACAGGAACAATAGTAATAAAATAATGTTTTGGTAAATCCTATATATTTATATGTAGAACAAATTAAATTGATATGAAAAAATTAAAAGACTTATTTAACAAGCTAGTAAGTTTGTTTCGCAAAGAAGAAAAAACACAAGAGATCTTAGAGGTCTTGAAAGACGTAGTAATTGAAGAGGCAGTTTCACAATCCGTAGAAGAGGCTCCAAAAAAAGCTAAAAAGAAATATTATCACAAGCATAAGCCAAAATCAAAGTAATAATGACAGAGGAAAGAAAAGTTACAGAAGAGGAGTTAGCAGATATTAAATCCTTACAAGAGGCATACTTAGTGTTAACATATGATTTAGGTAAGCTCTCAATAGAAAAAGCTGACTTGGAGATAAAGTTAGATACAATAAATCAATCCCACACAGACGCTATAGAGCATCTGAAAGCATTACGAGTTAAAGAAGAGGCATTAAGTCAAGCACTACAAGAAAAATATGGTAGTACAACTATCGATTTGGAAACAGGTGTTATAAAGTAAAAAATGTTAGGTTATAGATTTTTATAGATATTTATTACTAAGAATATAATTCACATAATAACATGGCATTGACACTCAATTCACCGGGAGTTTTCTTAAATGAGAACGATACTTCCCAAGTAACAGAAGGACCTATAACAGTAGGAGCTGCAATTGTTGGCCCAACAGTAACAGGACCAGTTAACATTCCTACAGTAGTAACCACATATTCTCAATACAAGAATATCTTTGGAGCTACCTTCAGCGACGTAAACAACGTAACTCAGGAGTACTTAACTTCTATCGCAGCTTACAACTACTTTCAACAAGGAGGAGAATCGTTATTGGTGACAAGAGTAGTAAGTGGTACTTATGCACCAGCTGTATCTTATGTAGAAAGTAACTACATGATTTCTCCGTTGGCTAATTCAAGTACTAATACAATTACAAGTAGTACTATAGATACTTACGTATCACAACATTTAGCACCATCTGCTTCTTTTGTTATTGAAACTTTGTCAGAAGGTGAATTAATGAATGGATTAGCATTAGGTGCTGGTTTATTTATATCAGGTGCTATTGCAAGTAAGACAGGGTCTGCTTATACAGGTTCAACATTATTTGTTGTTGATTCTTTAGGAGCACCTACTTCAAGTGTAAATGGTCCATTATTCAACTCAGCTTATTTCCATGGTGCATCAGGATCTTTAGTATCAGGATCAACTAACAATCTTCGTTGGGAAATTACAGCAGTTAATTCAGCATCAGGTGAGTTCTCTTTAAATATCCGTTCAGGTAACGATTATAATAATAAGAAGACAGTATTAGAATCTTGGAATAATGTTTCATTAGATCCAAATGCTCCTAACTACATTGAATACGTAATTGGTAATCAAAGATCAGTTCCAGCAGTAGATGCACAAGGTAACTGGTATTTGAGAACTACTGGATCTTATGCTAACAATAGCCGTTATATCCGTATTAGATCAGTTAATAAACCAACTCCAGGATATTTAGATTCATTAGGAAATCCAAAATCACAGTATACAGCATCCCTACCTCTTGTAGGATCTGGTTCATTACAAGGTGCATTTATCACAGCAGCAGGTAGAGTAAGTGCTACAGTAACTGGTTCAATGTTTGATCAAATTCCAGCAACAACCAACTTACCAATCCAAGGTATTTTATCAACTGATTATACTGCAAGTATTGGATTATTATCAAATAAAGATCAGTACAACTATAACGCAATTACAGTACCAGGTTTAACATTACAAAATGCTCCTAACGTAGTTGCAACAGTAGTTAGCAATACACAAGATAGAGGAGACGCAATCGCAGTAATTGATACAGTTGCTTACAATACAGTAAACGTAAGTACAGTAACTGATTTTGCACAAGGAGTTGATTCTTCATACGCAGCTACTTACTATCCTTGGTTACAATTACGTTCTCAAGAGACAGGTAAATTAGTATGGGCTCCTGCTTCAACAGTAGTACCAGCAGCTTATGAGTACAATGATAAAGTAGGTCAACCATGGTTTGCACCTGCAGGTATTAATCGCGGAGCTTTAACAACAGTAGTTCAACCAGAGAGACGTTTAACAGCAGCAGATAGAGATGCTTTATATGTTGGAAAAGTTAACCCAATCGCAATCTTCCCAGGACAAGGAACAGTAATCTACGGACAGAAGACATTGCAATCAGCTAACTCAGCATTGAATCGTGTTAACGTACGTCGTTTATTAATCGAGTTGAAGCAAAACATCAACCAAGTTGCAGCAGGATTGTTATTTGAGCCAAATACAACAGCTACTCGAAACAGCTTCTTAAACCAAGTTAATCCGTACTTATCGTACGTACAACAAAAGCAAGGTTTATATGCATTCCAAGTAGTAATGGATGATACTAACAATACAGCAGATGTAATTGATAGAAACCAATTAGTAGGTGCAATTTACTTACAACCAACTAAGACTTCAGAATTTATTATAGTTGACTTCAACATCACACCAACAGGTGCTACATTTGGAGCATAATACTTAAAGAAAAATGAAAATACGCATTAACTTAACTGAAGCTAAAGCTCCAGTAGATCCTAAGAAAGCAGCAGCCGATAAAAAGGCTGCTGACAAAAAGGCAGCAGATAAAAAAGCAGCAGCTAAAAAAGTAGCAGATAAAAAAGCTGAAGAGAAAGAGAAAGCAGCTGAAAAGAAGAAAGCTTTAGATAAGAAAGCTAAGTTAAAAGAATCTTTACGCCCAATGATCGCTAAAATGATCAAAGAGAATAATGGATTTGGAAATAGCTTAGAAGAAGAAGGTCTACAAGAAGATATGCTTGATGAGTCTACAATGGAAATTGTTAACCAAGCAATGCAAAGTTTTTCAGATATTGCAGAACATGGTAGTGTTCAAACTAAGGTATTAGGACAAGTCTTGCAAGCATTAGGTGTAGCTGGAATGTCTATACCGGTAATTAAAGCGATTGTTGATAAGGCTAAGGTAAAATTACCACGTGCATTCAAAGCAGCAGAGCAAGAAGATGCTAAAGAAAAAGGAGCAGAAGAGCCTCAGTTATAAAAAATTTTAAAAGATACTATTTATATTAAATAATAAAATAACATGGCTGTTTTAAACCCGAACGAGATATTCTTCACAGCATTCGAACCAAAAGTTGCGAATCGATTCATAATGTATGT